ATCAATTAAAAATAATAAATGATTTATTTAATTCTAGTTTAAATGATAATCAAAATAACAACAGAGTGAATGAAGAGAAGGAAGAGAGTGAAGAGAAAGAAATATATAAAATAATAAAACAACAAATTAATCATAAAATAGCTGGTTATAAAAGCCAAGATGTTATTAAAAATTTGTACAAAGAAGATCAATTTATAAAATTTGAAGACATTCTTGAAAAAATGATGAAGTCAGAATTGAAATGTTATTATTGCAAAGACTCTATGATTGTTTTATATGATCTTGTGAGAGAAATGAAACAATGGACGGTAGATCGGATTGATAATGACAAAGGACATAATAAAGATAATTTTTATTTAGCATGTTTAGAATGTAACTTAAAAAGAAGAAGACAATCAGATACCAAGTTTTTATTTACGAAACAATTCAACCTTTTAAAATCAACCCTATCAACCTTTGAGAAAGGTTGAGCCAAAAATTGAAACCTTATCTAGAAAACTTTAGCCAAAAATTTAAACCTTATCAACCTTTGAGAAAGGTTGAGCCAAATTGAAACCTTTTATAAAAATTAGGGAATGTTTGGCTCAACCTTTCTCAAAGGTTGATAAGGTTGAATATTAGATAAAAAAATATAATATATACTATCATGGAATGGAAATGGACCAAAGGAGAACCTTATGAAAGAAGTAGACGACGTTATAATAATAATCAAAATAACGAACAATTGACTACAGAAGAAGAATTATTTGCAGAATCAAATCAAATGAATAAAGAACATGAAATTTCAGCCTATTCATCATCTTTAAACTATGATGAAAATACATGGGATATACTAAATCAAGAAGTTGCTAGTAATGGTTTTAAATTATCTAACAAGAGAGAAGATTTAGACTTAAAAATAGCAGACAGACAACTTATTCAACAAAGAGGATTCAATCCATTTTTATCTGAGAATAATTACGTTGATGATGTTACTGTAAGGGATAATTATTTGAAACCTCAAAATACGACAAATGATTATCAAAAAAATGAATAAATTTAGCGAACACTATTGATACACATGGTATGTAATAATCTATTTACAAAATAAGCTAATATACTATTTGTTAATAACATAACACCATTAATAATAAACATGGTGTTTACTTCTTTACGTTTTTTAATCAAGGTGAAAATAAGACCGAAAACAGCAAATATCATAATAACGAAAAACATAATAGACATTAAATAAAAATAAAGGCAGTATTCTTTGCCTAAAGGTCCAAAATAATTACTCATAAAAGAATCCATTTATATAGATAAATATTATTTTTATATTAAACGACTTAAATAATATTTTTTACAAGTAATTAATGAATAACACAGTTGGTTATGCTACTCAAAATGACTTATTATTAAATAATTTGATGGATTTTTATAAAGACGAGTATAATATTAGTAAAATGCTAAAAATTATTACTGGAGAATCTAAAATATCATTAAGAATCGTGGATTGGTTTGCAACCAACTATGCTAAAAAATATTATACATTGTATGATATTGAAGTAAATGAAAATATAAGAAGATTCAAAGTATATTTTGATTATAAGTTAAAATTAAAAGCATATAGTAAAAAACGTTTTGATCCTTTTTGCAGATGGGATAGAATTAGCATTCCATATAAAAATGGCACCTTTATTGAAACAACGATTGGACAATTGAATTTTTTCAAATGGGCCTTAGAAAATAAAGTGATTAATTATATTGAAGAAAATTATCTTGAGATTGAAAAAGATATGAATAATAGAAATAGTACATCCAAAAGAAAGGAAAATTCAATAGATAATGGTAAAACAAGAAAGAAGAGAGAAGAATTATCTATTTCTGCTACTAAGAGTATCAAAAAAGAGGATATTGAAATCGTTGTTAAATTTCATTAACCCGACTAAGAGAAAAAAGAGAAAAAGAAAAGGAAACAAAATATTGTAAAATAATTAGAAAGTTTAATATTTAAAAATAAATTAAATATTAAATTAATGGGAAATACACAACAATTATCTAATCAAAAAATAAATTATGAAGACATTCAACATGCTTTAAAAAACCCAGATACGTATATTTTGATAAATACATTAAATCCAAATGAACAAACTTGTTTATTGCCAAATACAGTGAATATAAATCAAGAAGAAGAATTAATAAATAGACTCATTAAAATCGGGATTAAAAATATGAAAATGATTGTTTATGGAAAACATTGCAACGATGAAAAAATATACAAAAAACAAAGTCAACTACTTTCATTAGGATTCTATGATGTATATATTTACACTGGTGGAATGTTTGAATGGTTGTTATTGCAAGACATTTATGGATCAACTGAATTTCCAACTACTCAAAAAGAATTAGATATACTCAGGTATAAGCCACCCAAAGTTCTAACTGCGTTTTATTTAGAATATTCTGATAAGTGAATTTTAGGAAAATCTTGCATTATTTTTTTTGGTAAAATTATTTTAAAAGTATATATTATAAAATGTCCGCATTTGCCCCCGCCCCCGTTGTCTTTTACGTAGAGAAGAGTGAAGAAATTCTCTATGATGTTTTGTTTTCTGATTCAAACGTTATCTTTTTTGTCAAGGTTCCAATCTATAATGATGAACATAAAACAAATGTAATTGGTGAAATGGGAATTAGAAAAGCAGTTTATAATGTTAATATTGATCCATTAAAAGCTATTACTCTTAATTTTGATTCAATTGGAGTATATACTTATGCAGTAGCATGGAATGTTCCTGGAACAAAAGGTATTACTGAATTTGTTATTAATGTAGGAACTGAGCTATTAAACGATGGAAGTACTGAAGTTCAAGGAGTTTATCTTGGTGCTCTTAATCCAATTAATTCCAACGGTGATTTCCGTAACTATGGTGGAAGTGTTAAAAAAGTAAAAAATGAAACTTCTATAAGAAAATATACAATTTTATATGCTGCATTTAACCCATTCAATACTATAGTATCACCATTAAAGAATTAAATTAAAATATAATATTTTTAACTTGAAAAAAATAAAAACAATTAAATTAATATAAATTATCATTTATTTTATATTATTTTGTATTTATAATTTATAGTAAGATCATAATAATATCATACTTTGTATACTTTGTATATTTTCTAATGCATTATCATGTAATATTTTGGAGTAATTTTTTGAAAAATCAGTTACGAATAAATTATCTGAACGATATTTTAAGACTCTATCATTAAATAAGTTGAGTGCTCTAAATAAAGAACCTGTATAATCTAGATTTTCTCTCATCATTCCATAAATAACACATCGATCAAGATCATAAGCAGACAATAAATCTGCTTCTCTGACAATATGATAAGCTAATTGGTAATTTTTTAAATCAGGATAACCACATAATTTTACTTTGGAGTAAGACATGGTAGAAACAATTTTAGATACAGCTTCAATGTCATCTCCCTTTAAATAATTAGACATGAATGATTTCATTTCAGTAATTCCCAATTCTTCATTCATATATTTTTTATCACACATGTCATGAATGATTGCGGATACAGATATAATTTCTTTTTGTTCTAAAAGATATGGGTGATTTATAAGTTCCGAATCATATATTTTATTTGCAAGATGAAATACTTCCATACTATGCTTTAATGAGTGTGATTCATCTATGTTAAACTTATTTGACGTGTATATTACATAATTAAATGCAGCGTTTACAATACTAGATAAATTTAATATTTTCATTTTGTACTAAATAATAAAAATATTAAAAAAAAGAATAATAATTTCATTTTTATTTTAATAAAATCTTGATTAATTTTTACTTATATCTTGTATATTCATTATATGTTTATAAATCAAATATTTTCTATTTTCCCAATTAAAATATTAAAATTTGTTTTATTTTCATCAAGTTCTATATTTCCATGATAGATCCATTTCTCTTCAAATAAAGAATCATCGCTTAACATTTCATTATGATATTCATGACATTTTGTTAAATACTCTAAACTTATATTACTTTCTCCATCTCTAGAACGTTTTGCGATTCTCTCATAACATATTTCAGGAGATGTATTTACATAGATAATATGATCAATTTTATAATCAAAAGCAAATATTTCAAATAAATTTAAATATATTTGATAATTTTGAATTTCAATATTTTTGGAGTCATATAACATCTTTGCAAACACCATTTTGTCTGTATATAAACTACGTTCTGTAATAATCATGGAACCAGGGTTGTTTTTAATTGCTTCTTTTAATAATTTCATCCTAGTTATTAATGCCATCATTTGGAATGAAAAGGAATGCTGTTTTTGATCTTGATAAAATAACTTTAACATAGAAGTGCCATTTTCATCGGTAATACTTTCCCATTCATCTACTGGTTCTTTCAAGAAAATAATTTTTTTTTTATTTTCATTTTTAAAATACTCTTGCAATTTTTCTAATAAGGTAGATTTTCCTGAGCCAATATTTCCTTCTATTGAAATAATGATATTGTTTTGTTTCATCATTTTTAAAAATATCAATATAATATTGTAATAATAATATTTATTTATTTGATTAAATGATTTCACTTTTTTTTAAATTAAAAAAAATAAATAAAAAAATAAATAAAAAAAATGAAATAGAAAATAGATATAAAGAGAATCAAACATAATTTAATAACTAACTATCAAGAATGGATTTAAAACAAAGAAAACTGAATAGAGCTGAATGGAATTCTATTGAAGTTCCTGTATCTGAATCTGAAAAGGATATTTTAAATTTGATTATTCAAGGATACCATGATGTTAATATAAGAATTAATAATAATAATTCTATCTTTAACTTTTTAAAAATAGAATATAACGAAAAAATGGAAGATTATATTTATATCAAGTATTTCAGTGAACAATGTAAAACAATTGAATCAACCGTTATAAAAATTAATAAGAATTATAAAAATATAAACGTAAATGCAAATGTTAAAATTAATTCAGCCGATAAAATTAGATTTGATAGAAATGATGACAAAACCTTAAAAAAACAAGATATTTATGAAAATGTTCTATTAAAACACGCAGAGGAATTTCTTCGTTATAAATTAAAAAATGATAAAAAACAAATGATGTTTCACTATTATACTTTATTTAAATTATTAAAAAATAACATTAAAAGAGTCAATCGTCACATTTTGTCAATTTGCAATAATATGATGAAATTATTTGAAGATGAAATTGAGATATCAACTATTATTGAAAATGCTGATGAAATTATAGAAAAAAATAAAAATTTATTAAAGTATAGTGACTTGGTATTATATGAACATCAAAAAGAAATATTCACGGTTTGTAAAAATCCTGATCCCAAATTTGTTCTATATATGGCTCCCACAGGAACTGGAAAAACATTAACACCATTAGCATTGTCAGAACAAAATAAAATTATCTTTGTTTGTGCTGCAAGACATGTGGGATTAGCGTTGGCAAAAGCAGCGATATCTATTGGGAAAAAAATAGCCTTTGCATTTGGTTGTGCAAGTGCGGATGATATTCGTCTTCATTATTTTGCAGCCAAAGAATATAGTAAGAATAAACGTACAGGTGGAATTGGAAAGGTTGATAATAGTGTAGGTGATGAAGTTGAGATCATAATTTGTGATATTAAATCATATTTACCTGCTATGTATTACATGAAAGCATTCAATACAGATGATCGTAAATTGATTGTTTATTGGGATGAACCTACCATCACGCTTGATTATGAAAACCACGAATTTCATCCAATTATTAATCAAATCTGGCGTGAAAATTTGATTCCTAATATGGTTTTATCATCTGCTACTTTGCCAAAATTACAAGAATTGACGGAAGCTATTTCTGATTTTAAAAATAAATTTCCTGGTTCGCAAGTATATAATATCGTAAGTCATGATTGTAAGAAATCTATTCCGATTATTAATAAAGATGGATTTACGGTATTGCCTCATTATTTATCTGAAAATTATGAAGAGATTGTGAAAATTGCAGAACATTGTGAGAATTATTTGACGTTGGTGCGATATTTTGATTTAAAAGAAGTAGTTGATTTTATCACTTATGTAAATAAAAATAATTTTACAAATATGAAAATGAAATTAGATCGTCATTTTGAAACAATAGATGATTTGGATATGAAAAGCATTAAAATATATTATATAAAAATGTTGCAAAATATACTTCAAGGAACATGGGGAGCTATTCATACACACTTTCGCATGAATCGCACTCGTAAAATTCCAATGAATAACTCGGTTGACTTGAAAGGAAATAAAATTACGAAATCCAGAAGTATTGGTCCTGGAACTAGTGTAACTAGTAATAGTGCTCCTTATTCAAATACAAATGTAAATGCTGGATCTAACTTGATTCGTCTTGCAAGTGAACAAATCGTTTCTTCTACTCCTCTTCCTACAAATGCGAATGCGAATACAAATAGTAATGCTGAAGGAACTGCAGGTGTCTATGTCACCACCAAAGATGCACATACACTTACTGATGGTCCTACGATTTTTATCACCAATGAAATTGAAAAAATAGCGAAATTTTGTATTCAACAGGCCAATATTCCTTCTCTTGTCATGGATGAAATTATGAAAAAGATTGAATTTAATAATGTATTAAATGAAAAAATAGATTTACTAGAAACTAACTGGACTTATATCAAAGAAAAATCAGAACAAAATATGAAAAACAATGTACAAGGAGCAAGAAATAAATCAACCAAAGATTTTAGAAAAATAAATCGTGAAACACAAAATGAAGATGAAACGAGTAATAAAAATGAAATGGCAAAATTAACAAATGAGATTAATTCATTACGATCTTTGATTAAAAGTGCGACCTTAAATGAAACATTTGTTCCAAATAAACATCTTCATATTAAAAAATGGGCGGAAGATGTGGCTACTACTAATGAGAATGTATTTTCAAGTGATATTGATGAGAATGTTGTCAATGAAATTATGTTATTGAATGGAATTGAGAATTCATGGAAAATATTATTGATGATGGGAATTGGTGTTTTTATTAATCATGAAAATATTAAATATACGGAAATTATGAAGACAATGGCGGATGAACAAAAATTATATATGATTATTGCGTCTAGTGATTATATTTATGGAACGAATTATCAGTTTTGTCATGGGTATTTAAGTAAGGATTTGAATTTAACACAGGAAAAAATTATTCAGGCAATGGGGCGAATTGGTAGAAATAATATTCAGCAAAATTATACATTGCGTTTCCGAGATGACACACAGATTATGAAATTATTTACCAATGAAACGGAAAAGCCAGAAGTGAATAATATGAATAAATTGTTTAGTAATGTAGTAGCTTAGTTCAATAAGTTTATATAAATGATTAAAAATAAAACAAAATAAAACAAAATAAAATAAAATAAAAAATATATATTACATTATTTATTTTATATTTATATCTTTTTTTCTTCTGAAAAAATGGCAAGTATTTCATCTTTATTTTTATTATCCTCGTAGATAAACCATTTTTTTTTGTTAGCGTCCCATGATCCTCCTAGTTTTTTAATTTCATCTTTTTTCATAAAAGGAACTATAAGGTAAATTTTGGTTTGTCTAGTAGTATAGGGACAACTTTGTAACCCAATGGCCATATTTGCTAATTTATCAGCATAATCATTTCCCAAAGAATGAATATCTGTATTATTTGTATGGGCTTTTATATGTATAAATTTAACGTTAAACTTATCTTTATATATTTCATAAGCATTTTTTACTAATTCTTTATTAGGAATTTCTACATTCCACTCATTTTTAAAACATTTTTCACCATAAGACGAAACACATTTTATAGCATATTCAGAGTCAGATACAATTGCTATTTTTTTACCATTTATAATATCATTTTCTATAATAGAGTAAGTTTCAATAATAGCAGTAAGTTCTGCAATATTATTCGTTTGTTTTCCTTCAATTTTTTTTGATACATTACGAATATCATTTATTCCAAAAAAAATTCCTATTCCTGCCAATGCATAGGATTTTCCATTATTTGAACATGCTCCATCTGTGTATACGTAATATTCTGGAATAAAATCAACTTGATTTTCTTTTTTGTTTTCTTTACTTTCAATTTCATTATCTTTTTTGTTTTCTTTAGAATTTGTTGTGTGAAAAAAGGATGTTATTGAGTTTTGTTTTTTGATTTTAATTTCACTAACTTCAATAATATTATTATTAGATTGAATAAAATTTTCAGCTTCTTCTTTTGTATTAAATTTTTTATAGGAAGCATTTTTATAACCTTTTACAGAATTATTACAATCATTCCAATTTAAAAATATTCCAATAGTTCTTCCATTAGCAACAGCATAAAACACCATTATATTTTATTTTATTAAAATGTTTTTATATTTTCTTTTATATAAAGATAAAAAAATATAAATAATAAATGTATAATTCTATTATTTTATCATCTTGTTTATTTGGTTCAGTTTATTTATTTTCTAACTCATTAGAATTCTTAAATAAGTCACTTTTGAAAAATTACAAAATACCATATAATTTAATTGTAATGAATAGTTTTATAGTTGTAATGTCAGGTTCCATATTTGTATATAGTTTTGTATATAGTTTTCATTTTTTTAACATTGTCAAATTTTAAAATATCACCAATCATCATCAAATGGTGCATGTCCGTTACATGTTATTTTTTTTGGGACAGGAAAAGTTAGATATTCATCATAATATCCACCACATATCCTACAATTAACTGCTTGAAATCTTTTTTCAGGTATAATTACAAAACTATTATCAAGTGTAGAAACTAAAGCTAAGCTAGTACACCAATGTTCGCAATTATCTGAGTCTTCTTCAACTCCATCATGATCATGATAAAATCCATTAGGTCTAAATCTAGAGACTTTAGCATATAGAAATCTATTTACGATTCTTTTTTTTATTTCTCTCGTTTTTGCGGTTTGAATATGATAAAAAGCGAAACTTTTTATGATATGAAGCACATCATCACATAAAGGTAGTCTGTTGAGGCAAAGTTGTTGGAACATCTTGATTTTAATTATATATGACTAAGTAAAATTGAAAAAAAGTATTTCAATTTTATTTAAAAATAAAAAATGGTTTTTAAAAAGTATTTCAATTTTTATAATACTATTTTAAAATAATATATGTTTATTTAAGAACAAAATATAAAATTTAAATACATAACTATTTTATAATAAATGAGTGAATTAAGAAAAAAAGTTTGGTATGCCCCTAATAAAAAAGAGGCTTATGGAGATAAAGAAATACAAGCTGTTTTAGATTGTTTAAATGAAGGTTGGTTAGCTGGTTTTGGTCCAAGAAGTATTCAATTTGAAAAAGAAGTTTCTGAATTATTTAGTAAGAAATATGGTCTTTTTGTAAATAGTGGTTCTTCTGCTATTTTATTAGGTTTAAATGCATTAAACCTTGAGCCAGGAACAGAAATTTTAACTGCTGCTTGTACTTTTTCTACTACTTTAGCACCAATTATACAATGTGGATTAAAACCAATTTTTTGTGATGTAGAAATAGGAACCTATGTTTCTAGTGTAGAACAAATTCTTTCCAGAGTAACAGAAAATACAAAGGTTATTTTATTACCTAATTTAATTGGTTCTAAACCAGATTGGTGTGCAATTAGAAAAGCAGTTGGTCCAAATATTATTTTATTTGAAGATTCTGCAGATACCATAACTTCTACTCCTGAAACAGACTTAGCAATTACTAGTTTCTATTCATCTCACTTAATTACTGCTTGTGGTTCTGGTGGTATGCTTATGGTTAATGACGAAAAAATTTTGAAACGTGCTACTATGTTTAGAGATTGGGGTAGAATTGGAGATAATTCAGAAGACGTAAAAACACGTTTTGAATATTCGATTGATGGAATTCCATATGATTATAAATTTTTATATGGTGCAGTTGGATATAATATGAAATCATCCGAAGTGAATGCTGCGTTTGGATTAATTCAAATTGAGAGAATTGAAGAAATTAGAGAGAAAAGAAGAACCATTTACAATCGTTACTTGGAAAATTTAAAAGATGTTCCTGAAATAATTTTACCTATTAATACATTCAATTCTGATTGGTTGGCAATTCCATTTATGACAAAAGAAAGAATGTCTCTATTAACTTTTTTGGAAGAAAATAATATTCAAACACGTGTATGTTTTGCAGGAAATGTTACAAGACATCCAGTGTATCGTCAATATTTAGAAGTATTTCCAAATTCAGATCGTATTATGGCAGAAGGATTCTTATTAGGTTCTCATCATGGAATGAATATAGATGATTGTGATTATGTTTGTGATAAAATAAAGGAATTTTTTGTTTTACAAAATGTGTAAATATATTAGACGTAATTTTTAATAAAAAATACTAATATTTTCCTCTTGATATTTTTCCTTGATTTTATTATTTAATATTTCTAATTGTTCTTGTAAATCGTAACCTTCTGGTAAAACCATTTTGATAGTTAATCGTTTATCATTGATTCTTTTTTCAAATACGAAATGTGGTTTTCCACGAATAGTAGTTAAAGATACATACATAGGCAAAACTGCTTGTTCTACTTCTTTTTCTGGCTTAATATCATTATCCAAATCATCTAATACTTGGATAATTTGTTTTAATTTGTCTTGGATAGATATTTTATTAGACTTTGTTCCAGTATATATTTTCTCAAGTTTGGGATGTTTTTCAATTCTAAAAAATTCTCTACTTCTACTCCTTTCAGGGTTTAACCATTCGTGATAATAGACAATATATTTTCTAAGCATATCTTTTGTGATTCCTTGTGGCAATGGTTTTGCATTATAATTTCTTTCTCTCTTTGTATCTTTTTTAATTCCTTTTGTATTTTCTTCTTGTTCTTTTCTGGTTGCAATTCTTAGGTTTTCTAGTGTATTATTTAATGGGTCTTGGTCAATATGGTCTACACTAACATTTTTTGTTCCATTTCCATTTCCATAACAATTCATAATTATTTGATGAATGTATAAATTATTACTTCCCATGATGTAACCATTTTGCAACTTAAACCAAGTTATTTTTTTACCATGATTTATATTATTTTCATACGCTGTTATTTTTTGATAACTTTCAGGACATACTCTACATAATACATTATTTTTACAAAGAATTAATAAAACTTCTTTCCCATTTTCATTTACTTTCCAAATAGGATTTTTCATAACATTTGCTTCATGTCCCATAGTGCAATAGTGTCCTTCTATGTACTCTATAAAATCATAATTTTCAATAATTGTTTTATGAAACAAAGGGTAACATTTGACATTATTTCTTCGTAAATCTAATTGATTACCATTCTCAAATGAATAATACACATTATCATTTGTAAATTTATAAATAAACTCAAGATAATTTATTCTTTTATAATTCATACAATAAGATGGATAAACATCATCTTCATTAACAAAAACAAAATTTTTACTAAAATTAATTATTTTATTCATATCATCAAAATCAAAAAAATATTTTTTATCATTATGTTCAATGATTCCACACACAAGTTCTTTGTCAAACAAATACACAGGTTTTCCGTTGTCAACACTATTCATTTTATAATTTATATAAAATAAATATCTTTAAATTGTTATTCTAACTATTAATATAATTACATTAGTTACATTTAATTTGAGTAGGCTAATCCTCCCATACCACTCATAATTCTTAAAACGTTATAATTTGTGGCGTAGACACGGACCTTAGCAGTCTTTGTACCTTCAACGGTGGCGTTGGAAAGAACAAGTTGTAAAGTAGCGTTATCAATTCTGGAGAAGTTACATGTGCCACTTGGTTGATGTTCCTCAGGTCTTAAAGCGAAAGAGTATACATTAATACCTTCATCAGGACTACGTGTGTGTGCTTGGTATGGTTGAACCCATGAGAAGTAAGATCCTTCACGCTCAGAAAAGCGATCTTGTCCGTTTAATTGAAGCTTAGCAGTAACAACTGGATTTTGACCCCAGCAATGCATGTCAAGAGAAGTCTCAGAAAGAACGAATGTTCCAGCATCAGAGACACCTGAGTTATCAAGATGAGATCCAGATTCTTGTAAAGCGGCAATATCAAATTGAGATAAACCAGTTCCAGAAGTATTTAAATTAATAGCTGGTCCACCTAAGTTGGCTTCATTGTATGGGTTGGAAGGTCCGTGCCAGTATCCAGTGAAACCTTCACCAGGAATGTAGTCAAGAGCTCCAGCATCTTGGAAAAGACCACGAGCATCAATGAAAGCACGTGAGTCAGCAGCAATGGATTGAGGACCACCGAATGCATGGACAGCATTAGGAAGGGCATCAACGGCATCAGTATAGTTGAATGGCTGAGCACCAAGAACCTTGAAAAGAAGAGCATCACAAGTTAAAGATGAGCAGTAATCTACGTTTTGATCAGGCTGAACAACCCAGATAAGTTCTTTGACAGGGTGGTTGAAGTTAAGCTTGATTTTGTTACTTGAAGAACCAACAGATTCATCACCAGTGAATTGAAGTTGGGTAATTAAGTACTCGTGAGGGTTTTGTGCCATTCTTCTACGTTCATCGGTATCAAGGAAAACGTAATCAACATAAAGGGATGCAGCAACTAAAGATTGATTGTAGGCAATGGTGGCAGGAACTGGTCTGCCAACGGAGTATTGTCCACTTGCTCCACTGTATGGACTTGTGTTGCAGTTTAAGGTTGTAACAGCCCATAAACATTCATCAATAGGACGAATATCAAGGTTGATTTTAACTTCGTGGTATTGAAGAGCGATTAAAGGAAGGGCTAATCCAGGATTGGTACAGAACCAAAATTGAAGAGGAACATAAAGAGTTGTTTCAGGAAGAGCGTTACGAGGAGCACAAACTTGACGAGGAGCAAGGGAGTCACAAGGACTTTCAACGTCAGAGAAAGAAGGATCAGTGATGAAAGTTAATTGGGTTGTGTTTCCAATCATCTTAAAATAACCTCTTTGTTGTTCAGAAGTCATGGTAAGTTGGTTCCAGATGTGCATCCAGTCACCATATTGTCTGTCAATTCTTTGACCTCCAATTTCAACTTCAACTTGAGCGATTAATTGTTCTCCAGGGTAATCTAACCAACGTGCATAAACACCAGTGTTTTGGCCAGTTGTATAGTTTCCTAGACCCATAAGTTGGTTAATTTCAGGAACTGTAACTTGTAAATAGGTGCGGTAAGCAAGATCACCATTTCTACTAATTACACATTGTACACGGCGCCCAAAATCGGCTTGACCGTTAAATGTTTGTTCAATAGATTCAATTGCAAAATTTGTATATCTGCGGTAAGTAACCTTCCAAAAGGTAATTTGAGGATTTCCTGTTAGGTAAACATCTTGTGCGCCATAGGCCACTAATTGCATTAAACCACCTCCCATATTTTATAATATTGCTAAAGAAAAAAAAAATAATAATTTTAATTTAATTCAAATTAAATTAAATTAAAAATTTGATTCATGAAATTATTTTATTAAGGTCTAAATTTGTTTTCATAAATTTTAATAAATAGCTATCTTCTAGCACTTCTTTTTTATTTTCATGATTTTTTGTAAAAACATAAGATTGATTCTTCTTTTTAACGGTCCATCCTTCTTCAATGGCATTGGTTAATAAAACCATTTTTTGAAATTGAATCGGATTTACTTTAAAATTATCTTCTAAATGTTTTAAGGATTCAATATTTATTGCAAAATCCATTTTTTTTATATAATTTAAAGAAAACTATTACGATCTTTTAACTTGTCTTTTTATTAGTTATTAGTTATTATTTTGCGTTTATTTTCTTCTATTTTTGTTATTTCTAATTAAAATAATATAATTTATTTTATTATTAATTAAATAAAAAACTTAATTTACTTTAAGAATGCCAATTTTTAAGCCTAAAACAAACAAAAAAATAAAATTTAATAAAAAAAGCGCTATCACTCTTGACAATAAACACAAAGAATTTTTAAATGAATTTTCAAAAGATGATTATGATAATATTCCTAAATTAAAATATGAAAAACAACAATTACTAGAAAAAATAAATAATAGTACATGTGATTTATCTGTAGAACAACAATTAGAGATCAAAGACCGTATCAAAGAAATCAAAAAAAATATAATAGAAATAAAGTCTAGAAAAAAAGAATATTTTTTAGATAATTCTAAATATATTTTTAATTATTTTGAAAATAAAAAAAACATATCTTCCAATATGTTATCAAATCAAGTTTCTAGTAAAAATAAAATCGTAAATAATTTTTTTAAAATAAAAGATAACGAAGAATCCAATAATAACAATGATAAAATGATTGATAATAATGTTCAAAAATATTTGACGAATATTGATGATGCATTTTTAGATATTAATTCATTTGTGTATCAGTCTGACATATGTCAATATTGTCATGTGGGAGAATTGATTCCTTTGGAAGATGAAGGCATTGTTATTTGTAACTCATGTTCTAGAAGTTTATTGTATTTGATTGAAAATGAAAAACCATCTTATAAGGAGCCACCAAAAGAAGTATGTTTTTATGCTTATAAAAGAATCAATCATTTTAAAGAAATCTTGGCACAATTTCAAGGAAAAGAAACCACACAAATACCTCATGATGTTATTGAAAATATTAAGTTACAAGTAAAGAAAGAGAGAATAGAATTGGCACAAATTACGAATCATAAAACGAAGGAAATTTTAAAGAAATTGGGTTATAATAAATATTATGAACATATACAATTTATAAAAGATAAATTGGGCATTAAACCACCAGTGATGTCTCCTGAATTAGAAGAAACCCTTTGTAATCTTTTTATGGAATTACAAGCACCCTATTCCAAATTTTGTCCAGATGATAGAGTGAATTTTTTAAATTATTATTATACCGCCTACAAACTATGTGAATTGCTTGGTGAAACACATTATTTAGAACATTTTCCAATGTTAAAAGATAGAGAGAAACGCATTGAACAAGATAATGTTTGGAAAAAAATTTGTGCAGAATTAGACTGGGAATTTATAACAACTGTCTAAGGTTTCTCTTATGTTGTTTTATATGGAAATAATTTCAATAAATTGGTGTTAAAAATAGAAAAATTTGGGTCGTAACAATTAGAACCGACACCTGTTCCGTAACGTTGACCACCGACAATTTTTTTCTTATATGTTTTTCTTCTATTACTATTTTTTTTACTAGTTTTTCTAAGATATTGTTTACTACTTTTTCTATGGGTTTTACGTGTTCTGTTTGTCATTTTACGCATAATATATTATATCATTAGATTTTTATAATATATTATTTTAATTCAGATTTATCATTTAGAATCCCCCTGGGAATTTAACTAAGTTTGCACCAATACCAAATCCAGCACCAGATCTAGCAGTTACACCCATACTTGGAATATAGGTATCTAAAATACTAAAGGTTGCAGCAGCAGTTAATGAAATAAGAATGATTTCTTCTACATTTAAAGAACGTTTAGGTATGGCATAGGCAGCGATAGCTACCATTAAACCTTCTACTAAATACTTAATGATTCTTTTGACAAGTTCACCAACGTTTATTAATCCGTTCATTATATTAATAAATAAGAAAAAAATATATATATTTGCGATAAAAAACTTAGAATTAAATATTTATTAAATTAAAATGGATATCAGTAAATCTAAAAACGGAAAGAGTGAAACAAATTTTGAAAAAAAAACCAAGAACGGATCCAAAAATCCTAAATATGTTGACTTATTGGAAGAAGATAAACCTATCGCAAATCAAAAATTTGTATGTGTATCTTTTGTTTCCCCCGAAAAAATTTTAAAACAAAAGGAGGTTTTCTTTTTTGAAGAATTCCTAAAGAAATGGGATTTCAATAAATCCATGGAAAAGTTTATTCAGTTTCTAAATTTTATATCCTATAAATACAACGTTTCATTTGATGATCTTTCCAATGATTTCAAAGAGTTTGTAAAAGAAGAAAAAGAACTTCTTTCTAAATCAGGAATGTCGGATGATTACAAAACCTTTATTGATAATAATGAAGACGAGTTAGATAAATCCTTTAATGTCATTAATAATTTTCAGACTTCCACTCGGGGTTTGAAAATTAGAGGAGTTTATCCAACCGTTGAAGAAGCTGAATTAAGATGTAAAATGTTGAGAGAAATGGATCCAAATCATGACGTGTTTGTGGGTCCAGTTGGTCTATGGATGCCATGGGATCCTGAAGCATACAAAACGGGGCGTGTGGAGTATTTGGAAGAAGAATTGAATCAATTGATGAGTGAGAAGAAGAAGAATGAATACAATGCTAAATCAGCGTTTGAACAACGTATTAAAGAAGCGAAAGAAAAGGCGATTGAAGAAAATATTAAAAATGCAGAAAAGTCTGGAAATACATTAACTCAGACCATAGATGAAAATGGAAATCTAATTGGAATCAATAATACAACCCAAGAATCTGTTTTAAATAAAAAAGAAACAATTTCTACTGCGGATATATGTATGGAATTATTTGAAGGAGAAAATATTGTTGTAGGAAAAACAGATAATGGACAGAGTGAATTAGTTAGTGGACCATTTGCCACAAATAAAAATTTGGAATAATTTAAGAAAAATAATATTGAAATAATTTAAATAATTTAAATAACACTATAATAATAATCATTTATTATATTTTTATTTTTAACAAATCTACTCATTTTAGACGCTGAAATATTCTCTGATTCTGCTGCTTTTGCAATACTATCCCATGTTCCCAGTAATAAGTTTGTTTTCTCTTCTCTCTTATAAACTTTTTTTCCTGTGGATGAAATAAGCTTAGGTTTGATGTCAGATTGTTTTAATGAAATTCCATAGTACCCTTCATTGTTTCCATCTTCCGTCCATACCGTTGCTTTAAGAGCATAAGGGGAAGAATTTAAGTATTCTTTTATTTCTTTTATATCATTATCAGTTAATTCTTTATCAACTGAAACTTTCCATTTTTGGTATTCTCTTAATAAGACAGAATTTAAAATTTTTCCACAATCCGAAAATTTACATACTTGAAATATAAATGTTTCAACCATAGAATTTTCTTGATGTTTTTTATATTCCAATGGTTTTAATTTAATACCTATATATCCATGATTCCTTTGAATACGTTTTGGTTTGAATCTTGTATCTAAATAATTTTTAAGAGAGTGAAACATTTCTTTTGTAGGTTTTACTTGTGACCATAAACGATAACGACCTTCTAAATTAACAGATAATTCTTCTACATCTGGACGAACAATACAAATACTATTTACAAAATCATTGAATTTTTTATTAACTTCATCTTCAGGTAATAAAACATTTTGATAAACTGATTGATTCTCATGATTTACAGATTCAATTACTTTTTGTTGATTTTCTATTTTCTCTCTAAATTCATTTAATTCAATCGCTTGTTTTTCTACTAAAAGCTGATGAGATTTCAATTGTTCTTTTAATTTTCTATTTTCATTTTCTAATTCTTCGTTTTCTTTTATGATTCTGTTAAAATTATCTATACTATATGTTTTAGAATGAATAATGTCTTTGATATATTTGGATAGTTTTTCAATGGTAAAATTATTTGGATCGTAAGCAATAATTTCAGTTTTGTTTTTTCCATTAATTTCTATACTACGAATTTGTCTTTTTATTTTTGGATAATTTTTTATTAGATTTTCTATCTCTACTTTATTTTGAACACGGAAAGCGTTGACTAAAACAAAATGATCATATTTTTTACGATGGTCTAATATTCTAGTTGATAAATCATTGGTATAACCGAATTTAATTAATTTTTCTTTTGATTCGTTTGTATTATCAATGGTCCCAAAATAAATGCATTCTGTATTTACAGGAAATTGAACAATAATTGCTTGTTCTACTGCTTTTTGTTTTTCTTTATTTGTTTTTTTTAGTAGAATTTCTTTTTCCTTTTCAGAAGTTTCTTTAATTTCTAAAATAATATTTTCTTTTTGTTCTAATTGTATTTTTAATTCATCTGTTTCTTCTTCTACGATTTCTTGTAATACTTCTTCTAATTTCATATAATACTCGTGAATTTCAGATGCCTTTTTTGTCTGTGCTTTTAAACATAATGACTTGAAACATTTGATTGTTAAAAATATTTTTTTTATATTATGTCCACCCCATTTATCATGATCCAAAGTTGCTTTACAATTTAATAAAGCAAGATTTTCTTCTTGTAAATCTTGATTAACCTCAAGGTTAATCAAGTTTATATAATCAGAATTTAAAATGAAATATTTTTCCAAAAGTAATAATGCTTTTTGTTTTGTTGAAAATCCTAACCATTTCCATATATTATCCAAGTCAATTACAAAATCAATATTTTTATCATAATTTAAGTAACAATAAAAGCTAGTAATAAATAATTGTTGTTCAAATCCAGTGAAATTTTCTTTGATTTTATTCAATAATTTACTATTATATGTGTTTGAAAGCTTTGTGATAGGGTTTTTTTCAATAAGTTCTACGATATTCAATTCTTGCATCTTATTATAATATTTATTATAAGATACTATTTAAGTAGTTTATTTTGCTTTTATATATAAAATCAAGATTTATGTAATCAAATTCTGCTTTTATACATAAAAAACGGATTTTATATAAGCGGTAATCTTGCTTATCTTTTATGATAACCGCTTTTACCATTTATTTGCCTTTTTGATAGTAATTTTCTGTCCTGCGCCGCGTTTTTTAACTGAATCTGGGTCATATTTTTCATCTTCGTCGTCTGAATTAATACTTTTTGACAATTCCCAGAATTCTTTGGAGCCTAATTTGAAATCGTTATGGTTATCTGCTTTGTACCAAAAAACTTGGTCTTGCAATTTGTTTGATTTGGAGTTATTATTGATCACCAAGCACTCATAATTTTCCGTACACTGATCCATGACCTGACAAAAGGACTCAAATGTTGGAAACATTCCAGCATAATTTTCATAAATACGTTTTCTATTTGCAATGTAATTTTCTCTCAAAATAAAAACATAATCTATATTGGTTCTCAGTGTGGGAGGAATGCCTAAGGGATATTGCATTGTGATGACTAACATGACCTTCCAATGTCTTCCGTTCATAAAAAGTAAACGCATCATCTTATCTCTAGTCCATGTTGCGTCATATAAACAATCATCAAGAATAACAAATGCTCTAGGGTCAATGGTGCTTCGTTTATAGGTTTCAACTTCCTTCTTAATTTGTTTCAAAACAGTTCGTTGTCGTTTCAATATATTTTCAATAATTGCCGTATTGTATTCATTATGGACGAATAATTTCGGCACCATTTTTGCGTAGAATCCGTTTCCTTCTTCCGTTCCAGAGATAACAGTGCCGATAGGAATTTCTTGATGATAGTAAAGCAAATCTCTTACTAAAAAACTTTTACCTGTATCACGCTTTCCAATTAACACAACGACAGGTCCTTTATTTTCATTTGCTTTGAAACTAATATTTTTCATATCAAATTTTTTTAATTCTAAAGTCATATCTATTATTTTGACAAAGATTTTTTTATTATTTTATACGAATTCACATTTTCTTTCTCTCTTTAAAAATGGAAAAACATTATTTAGTGAAAAATATAAGTTAAAAACTTGTATAATTTATATATTAATTAGCTAATAATGATTGATGTGAATTATCAAAAAAGAAAAAATCCAGACCTTTTCAAAAGTTTAGAGAAACCGGAAGTTATGAATCTCTCTAAAATACAAAATTATATTCCAATTTACAATCGTTTTTTTTCATTGAACGATACAAATTATAACAATATCAATCTAAACCACAAGTGGTATATTTCTAGTATTAATACTAAAAATAAAAATGAAGATGAAGAAAATAAAAATCTTTATAGTTGTAATGTTAAAAATATAAATACTCTTAAAACAAAAGAAAAACAAATTTTTTTCAAATTGGCCCCATTATTAGATCCTTATAAGTATTTGATTGGAAAATATAATACTGAAGATCCAAAATTATTTAATCTTCCTATTTTTAATTCAGATAAAACAAATACATATCCAAAAATATTAGATGTAAATAATTCTGCATATGTGGATGGGTTTTTTGTATTTTTGACAAGTCAATTAATGTATGAAAATAATTTTTTCCATGGCATTGATTATTATGGATCTTTTTTAGCGATAAAAAATAATTTTGTTATTAATGTATTTGATGATATTGATTATTTAAATAATTCTGAATTTTTCAATAAAAATAAAAACATATTATTTAAAATTGAAGACTATGATCATTTATTTAATGACGAGAATAAAAATAAATTAAAACCAATTGTCATACATAACTCAAGTGCAAAAACGATTAATTCTATTATGTCTTTTAACGATGAGATATTTGAAAATATATTTGATAGTAATATTCAAATATCGGAAAGTAAACATGGAGAATTAAATTTTTCGGATGAATTGGTTGAAATTACAAAATTAAATAATGATTTTGATCAAAATATCACACTTAAAAGTAGCTCTACATGTTCATCTAGAACATCTTATACATCCAATAGTAAAGACAATAAGATAAATGAAAATGATAATGAAGAGGATGATATAAATGACGAAGATGAAGATACAAATGACAATGATACAAACGATAGTAGTAATAGTATTAGTGATAGTGAAGAAACAGATGAAAGTGATGACTTTGAAGAAGAAAGAATTGATGCAACTATTCATAAATTTCCAGTACAAATAATTTGTATGGAATATTGTGAAAATACACTGGATGATCTTATTTTATCTAATGATTTGACGAATGAAGAATGGTATTCTATTTTAATGCAAATTATTATGATTTTAATTACTTATCAAAAATCATTTCATTTTACACATAATGATCTTCATACAAATAATGTCATGTATAATCCTACTAATAAAAAATTTATTTATTATTGTTATAAAAATAAATACTACAAAGTACCTACTTTCGGAAAAATATTTAAAATTATTGATTTTGGAAGAAGTATTTATAAAGTTAATGGCAAATTATTTTGTAGTGATAGTTTTCAAAATGGTGAAGATGCAGCATCTCAATATAATACCGAACCATATTTTAATGAAAAAAAACCAAGACTAGAACCTAATTTTAGTTTTGACTTATGTAGATTGGCATGTTCTATATTTGATTATGTTATTGATAGTTTGGATGAAGTAAAAGATTTAAACAACTGTGATCCTATTAAACGGTTAATTTATGAATGGTGTTTAGACGACAAAGGAATCAATTTATTATACAAAAACAACGGAACAGATAGATATCCTGATTTTAAATTGTATAAAATGATTGCACGATGTGTACATAATCATACACCGCAAGCACAATTAGAAAGACCAGAATTTAATCGTTTTTCTGATTTTAAAGGGGAAGTATCAGCGGATGTTATTAATATTGATAAAATATCCGTTTTTGTATAGAGTATATTTTTTATAATAAAAAATGGACAAAAAATGGAGAAAAAATAGAGAAAAAATGGACAAAAATGGAGAATAATAAATAATTAAATTATTTTTAACATAGTATGTTAAAAATAATAAAATTTGTAAAAATTTGTAAAAATAATGCAATGTTTATTTTTCTAATTCCCTTACAAAACAATAACCAAATTGTTTGTAATAATTTAAATAATCACTATATGGTTTATAATATATATTTCTATTAAACATATTAACATGATAGCTATGACTATCTGTAATATTTAAATTAAATATTTCATCACCTCCATATAAAAATGCTATTTGGTTTTTATTGTACTTTGGTTTAATAATATCATAAAATGGAAACGTACAAAATTCATCTGGACCAACTTTGCCATAAATAATTAAATCCCAAAAATTATTATTAATTTTATCTATAATTTCAGATTCACTCATATAATAATCATCATCTTTTTTTAACCTTTTTGGAAATGTATAACAGTTATTTCCGTAATATTTATTTTCAGAAAAACTGTCAAAATCATCATACAAAAATGGCAATTTTTCATATTCAACTCCAACTCCACCAATAGATTTTATATATCTTTTTAATCCAATCCACAATGATTCTCTATTGTAATTATTACCATGATGACAAGTTAGTAATAATATATTTTTTATTTTATCACCATTTTTAATATTTTTTAAAAAATACTTGGCACATGCTGAGGTTGTACAATTTTTTCTTGTGTGTTCTAAAAATTTTGAACATAATATATTATATTTGTTTATACATTCTTCATTTTCAATCCAGTTATTAAATAACTCATAAGCTTCATTATTTAATTCTTTTGGATAACTTGTTAAAGTATCTTTGGGACAATCTTTTAAATTTTCAAATAAAGGAATACAACCATTCATTAATATCTCGTAATGACGTAAACAATCCCATCCACCTTTCATTTTTGTTATCGCAAATCTAGATTGACGGTACATATTATTATACTCCTTTTCTTGATATTTGTTAAATATATAAGTTGATATATCCCCTGGAATTAATGACGCAAGTAAACATGTTTTTCTAGGAATTACTTCAACTACGCATTCATCAGGAATACTAAATGATAAAGGAAAAACATTTTCATTATCTACTTGAATTACATGAGATGATTGACTTTTATATTTAGAATAGTCTTTATGATGAAAATAGTATCCATTTTTTCTTGCTGAATTCTCATCCATTGTTTTTTCACTTACATGAAGTTTATTTTTAATTGAATAATTTGTCAATAAATTTTTATATTTATTTTTATTAAACAAAGAAGACAATACAATTTCTTCAGGAAAGATTGAAAAAAATGGATATCCTAACTTTACCATTTCATAATACTCTTTAATTAAACTCTTCACTTTTATTGATTCTAAATTTAATCCAAAAACAATTGTTTCAATATACTTTGCGTTTTGTAATTCAGAATTAGTGATTCTATTTAAAAGACACATCGTACTTTCTAATGTCATAGCATTATAGTTATTATTTGAATCAACTGTTTTTATTAGAGCATCATCATGATATAAGACATTAAATAATTGTTCTGGGTTGTTTAAAGCATAACACCCTGAATCTATCCAAATAACTTTATCAAACCCTTTTTTATATGCCTCTAACATCATAAATATTTTAAAACAATATGGAACACCTACATATTTCATTTCAGTTCCAGTAGGATTTGGAAATCCACCATTAAATAAATAAAAATGTCCATTAAAACCAGTTTCTTCCAATGATTTATGTATATTTTGTGAAGCATTAAATCTACTATCATAATTATCATTCAAGTGTGTAAAAGGAGTACAACATACAATACAATTACGATTATTTCCACCATCACCAATTTTATATAAGTTTTTTGTAGGTAATAAATTATTATCTGTATTTATTAATTTTTGTCTAATCCCTCTAGTTATTCTTGAGTTGAAGTCTGTAATTGTATAAAACATATTTTTATACGAATAAAAAGATTCTATAATATTATCAATATTTTTGTTATCTAATTGTGTTTGAATATTAATATAATCATCTATACTGTATTCTTCTTTATCTGGAATATCTATTAAAAATGGATTTACTGATAATTTAGTTACAAATGGGTAAAAATTTAAATTTATATCTGGATAACCGGGATTATTTGAAAAATCTAACCCCTTTATAGGCAATGGAATAGAATTTAATTCAGGAATTTTATCAAATAAATTTTTATTTATATATGTTAATTCTATTACATTAGGTAATCCATTATTTGATACTAAGTCATGATTATTTCCATGTGCATGAATTAAATAGTGTGTACTTGTTATTTTTTTTAAACATTGTATTTTTTCATGATAATCAGAACCAAAACTATTAACTGTCATTCCATGCCAACTAACATTTGTAATTCCATGTAATTCAATAACTAATTGTGATATTTTACTTAATTTAATTTGATCCATAGACTGAAACCAAGGCCATTCTCCTCCTTCAATATCCATTTTTAAAAAAATATTATCATATTTTTCAAAAAAAGAAGACAAATTACTAACGGAATCACTATTTTCAAAACCAATATTTTTTTTTATAAACGTAACTATATTTTTTAAATTACTTGGAATATCTTTTATTGTTCCATCAAATGCAAAACAATTTTCCTTATTTAAATTATATTTATTAATAAAATCAATACTGAAATCATCATTTTGTGATATACCACAACTAATCAAACAATCATAGTTTATATTTAAATCTCCTATCACATATCCACTATCTGTATTTGATCCAAGTCTAAATTTATTATCAAAATGATAAACCTTAAATAAATCTGTATTATTTTCTAATAAATTACTTTTAGAATCAGTTGAATCAACAAAATCACTAGAGTCAAAAAAATTATCTGAATTTAAAAACTCCATTTTATAAATACAGATGAATATTTTTAAATAATTATTTTTTTATATAATGAATAAAACAATTTATTCGTTATATTTTAGAGAAAAATATTAATAATTAAATATAATTTAATATATAAATTATGAAGACTTATGGATTTATTATTACTAGACATGTTAGATGTGAAAAAACAAATAAATATTGGAACAATTCTATTAGATGTTTAAGATATCTATATCCAAATAAAAAAATTGTAATTATAGACGATAATAGTGATCCAAAATTTTTAAAAGATGAAGATACATATAAAAATGTTCAAGTAATTCAATCTGAATTTACAGGAAGAGGAGAGTTATTACCATATTATTATTACCTTAAATATAATTTTTTTGATAACGCAATTATTTTACATGATAGTGTTTTTTTACATAAAAGAATTGATTTTGATAACCTTATTAAAAAAGATATTAAGGTTTTACCATTATGGTTTTTTTTTCCAGATAAAGAAAATCTTGAAAATAGAATAAGAATTTCAAATAGTTTAAAAAATTCATATAATATACATTCTAAACTCCTACTGGAAAATATAGTACTAGGAATGCCACAGGATAAGTGGTTTGGATGTTTTGGAGTACAAAGTTTTATAAACTATGATTTTTTATCTTTAATAGAACAAAAATATAATATAACAAATATGATTCAACATGTTAGATCTAGACAAGATAGATGTTCACTAGAAAGAATCTTTGGCTGTTTATTTTATACAGAATATCCAAAATTAGTAACACTTCCTAATAAATCATTATTAGGAAATATTCATAAATATCAAAAATGGGGATACACTTATTCTGAATATGAAGAAGATATTAAAAATAAAAAAATTCCGAAACCAATTGTAAAAATATGGACTGGACGTTAAAATTCAGGATTATCTGTAAAAACAGGTGTTATTCCACCACCAACTACACCATTTGTTACAGGTTTAATTTGTTCTAAAATAAAATATCCACAAATTACACTAAAATATACTAAAAGTGAGTCTCTGACAAGTAATTTTAATGATTTTGGTTCTTTATCAAAAAATCGCATTTCTAAAAATTTTGCTATAAAAAAAATTACTGAAATTATACCTGCAATAACAAATATATTTTCCATTTACATTATGAAAGCAGATTCTTATTTTTGATTTTACGCAAATATTTTTATCTTTATTTATCTTTATTTATCTTTATTTATCTTTATTTATCTTTATTTATCTTTATTAATCTAATATTTCAATATCATCTATTAGTAGGTCAGGTAATAAGTCCATTTTAGGTTCCTCTATGTTATGAATATCTAAAGCTCCTAATTCAATATGTTCATCTGATATTTTTAATCTTCCATTATCTTCATCCTCATCATCTTCATCTTGTTTTCTTTGTTGTGCTCTTAGTTCACTAATTTCTTCTAAACGTTCAATTGTTTTTGGTGCTGTTACAGAAATAATGTTATTGTTATCATCTTTGATATAATCAATGTCATTAAAACTTAATTGACTACTACTACCACCATTAGTAGTCAAAGATAAATTATTATCATTCGTTTGGTTATTTTCATGATTCATAGGAGCGTTTTCATTTTCTTTCACTTTCTCTTGAACAATTTGTTCTTCAATCACTTGTTCTTTAATTTCTTCAATAATATCTTCTTCCACCGATTCATCCATATATGCTTTTAATATTGCTTCTACCGGAATACTCTCTCTAATTGTATTTAATATACATTCTTGAACAATGATTTCAATCTCTCTATTATTTTTTTGTGCATGAAGAGGAGGAATATTTAATTCAAATAAATAAATATTTTTATATATTTTTCGCGCTGTATTTATATAAACTTTGTGAATAAAATCATCAAATTTAGGTATGTTTATATCTATTTTTTTTTGCTTTTGTCCGACTCGCATAGATGTTAAAATTTTTAATTGAATAATATGAACACAAGTAATTAGTTCTTCCAAATACATACAACCACTTTTTTCACCAATCCTATTTCTTTCTCTCTCAATAATAATATGATTCCATTTTGGAATTCTTGAAATAAAATTTTGAAAGGTCATTAAATATTTTTCCATTTCGTCATTTTCTTTACATAATTTGATCGCTTCTTCTAAAATAGATTTAAATCCTTCAATAACTAAAGGAGTTAATATGGTTAATAATCTAGAACTCCATTCATTTTTAGATTCATGAAGTGAACTTACATTAAAATCATCCATTTACATAAAAGAAATATTTTCTAAAGATAATTCTGAACTTAAAAACAAAAAATTTAACATAAATAACATTATCATCTTTTCACTTCTAAATTCTTTTTTAACTTTGTTAAAACATATTAAAAATTCGTATTTTTTTTCAATGGATATTTTTAACCCTAAAAAGTTTTTTTTTTGCATTAAATTTAAAATATCTAATCCACTATAACCTTTTTCATATATTTTTTCACAAAATATCATTAAGGTTTCTACCTCTACTTTGCTATCTTTTAATTTTATAAATTCTTTTTTTAATGATTCTATATTTTTTTTTTTAATATCACATGTGTTAAATGTTTTTTTCATGTTATATGCATATAAATTTACAATTTCACCATTTATCATTGGTTCAGGAACATAGATTTCACAAAAACGAGAAAGAATTGGCTTTAATAAATTGTATTTATCTTCAACTACAATAAAAAATCTTGTGTTATGACTGAATAATTCAATACATCTTCGCAGTGCTGATTGCGCATCCATAGTTAACTTATCAGCATTCAATAATATAATACTTTTAAAAACATCTCCACCATTTGAATTAATATGCGTCTTGGCAAAAAATTTAAGTTCTTCTCTAATAAATTTTATTCCTTTGCCATGAGCACAATTTACAGACATTACCAATGATTTTAATTTTTCTCTATCACAATTATATATATCATTAATAAAATTATTTACAATTGTTCTTTTTCCACTACCTGATGGACCATGAAAAATAATATTTGGTATTTTATGTATGGATTTGAAATATTCTAATTTTTGTTTAATTGATTCATGAATATTTAATAACATAATTTATGTATACTACAATTACTGTGATCTTTTTATATTTAAATATTAACGTATTAGATTGAGATAAAAAGTTATAATTAATTATTTATTTTACAAATTCTAGAAAATAAATAATTGTTTTTGTTTTGTTTTGTTTTGTTTATGTTTTGTTTTGTTTATACCGAAGTTGTCAAACTATGAGTATATGGATTATTTTTGAATGCATTTAAAATATCTGGTTGAATACGGTCACATCCAGCACACTCATTATAATATTGGGGCATATTAATAGATCCATAGGTTTCAACCGACGGAGGCAAAGATGAGATACGTGAAAAAGCAGGATTCATTCGTCCATCAAAACGATTGCAATCTTCTTTACAATGAATATTCATTTGTTGATTAAATATTTGCATTCCTCCTGGGTTTGGTCTGTTGTCAATAGTTGCTGATTTTATATCGTTATTATGTTGTCTATAGGCTGCATCATAACTCATATCTCCATACTGTGTAGCACCACCTCCAGATGTTCCAACATAACTTTTACTTGTTGTATCTCTTTGTGTTAAATCCATTGGAGTATAATTATCAACATAGATTCCTTCTTTTTGGCCATTAATATTAAAAGTAGGAGAGTATAAAGTAGTTTCTTTTATCGTTGTCGTAGTAGTATCATTTGGATTAATTACATAACTTCCAGGAACAGAACTTGACATATCACCGTAAATACGAACATTATTAATTGTCTCATCTTTACGGGTAGGTTTTAAGAAGTCTAAAATAGGAGCAATGACTGCACCAATAGCACCACTTACGCCGTTCGTACGATTCACTTGTTTTACAGTAGAACGATTGTTTTCATAATTTGTATGGCTGCGAATAAATTTATCTCCGTCATCAGATGGTCCACGACCACTAGCCATGGATGGATTTACACCACATGGATTTAATGTAACACGTTTACTTTGTTCAAAGTTTTCAGGAGCATAACTTGCTTTTCGGTCAGCGGCACCTGCAGGTCCTGTGTAGTCAGTAACAATATCATTTCTTTTAATAATACCCATTTCCTGAATAGATCTTAATGTCTCTCCTTTGGTCGCTCCAGTAGTTGTTAACCAACGATCTTGAGTATTAATAAAATATGTATCAGGACGTTGTTTTTCTACACGTCCTAAAGTTTGACTACTTGCTGAATTCTTAATAAATGAATTTGCAGGACCTTCATGATTTATTAATTCATATTCTAATTTTGGATTGGTAGATACTCTCAACTGATCAACTGTGTAAGGTAACCATTTATCACGTGCTTCCATACCAGAATTATAACCTCCGCTTCCATTCGCTGAATATCCTTGATTTAATCCAGGTCCAACCATGATACTTTCAAATGGTTTTACACCTCCTCCTAAAGCTCTCATAGCTGGATTTTCTCGTGATTGAAAAAAATCACTATTATTAGGGGTTCCGTAAGCCCATGAAATATTTTCTTCTGGTTTAAATAAAGGTGCTTGTTCTATTTTTTTCATTACTTGTGATCCAGAACCAATCATGTTATCTAATACTGATTCAGCAATATTTGCATGATAAGTATTTCCTTTTACTTTTCCACCATTGAAAGGAACCATATTATTATGCTTGAATTGTTTTGATTCTAAATAGTCTCCTGTCATAGAATAAATTTGTTGTGGATTATTTCCTACATTTTTCCCCTGTCTAACCTTTTGTTCATATAAATTTTGATCAAAATATTTATCTGTTGCAGTATTTGGATTTTGATATTCTTGAACAGTTGATACTAATTGATTTAAATTAGTTACTGGATAATTTTGTGGAGGAATATTTGTATTTGGTAAATAATTTCTTTGTTTTCCCATATTATCAAAATTTTCTTTCGTATTATTATTGCGTGTATTGTTTTTATTATGAATAACTTGATTACATGATTTAGATGATTGATTAGATATTACATACATTCCTCCTAATGCTATTAAAGGAATTGCTACTTCCATATTATATATATTAAATATAATTTTTATTGAAATAGTTACTTTGTAGATTTCATAGATTTTATAGGTTCACAAGATTTTGTGGAAGCACAAGTATTTGGTCCACCAATGTAATTTCCTTTTATTAAATTAAAACTGGTTGGTAAGTAATTATTGGTTTCATTAATTACACAATCTCTTTTTGGAGTAAAATAATCTTTTTCTAAAATTCTTGTACTTAAATTATTTTGAAATGGAAAACATGTATTTTCTTGTGGATTTAAAGGTGGATAATACCAGTCAACTTGTTCGCAGTCACGTACCATCCATGCAGGGGCGATGGCTCTTGACTCTTCTGTAAATATATTATTACAACTAGGATACTTAATTTCATTATTTTTTACATTAAATTTTTCGTAATTATCTTTCCCTAAACAATCTCTACTAGCTTTTCTATTTACACCTAATAAATCACTTTCTAAATTAATTGTGTTGGTTCTTAAATTTCCTGCCCATTTTTGAACTCTTATGTGTGGATCTTCAATGTAACATGGATTTGCACCATTACCTGGAACATTTAAAATCCATCTTCCAGGATCAGTAGCTTGTTGTTGTTGTTTTTTTGTTCTACATGGATCATAATTAAATCTTGTAAATGACATTTTAAATTATATATATATATAATTTAAATAATATCTTTCATAAATTATTATTTAAATAAATAATTAGTAATATTTTATATGAATTTTTATAGAACAGAAAAACCCACATTATGTTTAAACATGATTGTAAAAAATGAAAGTAAAATTATTACTAGACTTTTTGATTCCGTTTCAGAAATTATTGACTGTTATTGTATTTGTGATACAGGATCTACAGATGATACTATTAATGTAATTAAAGAGTATTTTTCAAAAAAAAATATTCCAGGAAAAGTTGTGAATGAACCTTTTAAAAATTTTTGTTATAATAGAAATTTCTCACTAAATTCTGCGGTTGGAATGTCTGATTATGTTTTACTAATGGATGCAGATATGGTGTTAGAAGTTAAAGATTTTAATAAATATGAATTGTTACTAGCTGATTCACATAACATTTTACAAGGAAATGACGAATTTTATTATGATAATATGAGAATTGTTAAAAACAATGGTCTTTATAGTTATTGTGGGGTTACACACGAATATATTAATACACCTTCAAATAATACAAAACATAGTATTTTAAAAAATAAATTGTTTATTAGAGATATTGGTGACGGTGGAAGTAAATCTAATAAGACTGAAAGAGATATAAAACTGCTTACAGATGGAATTAACGAAGAACCAAATAATGAAAGATATCATTTTTATTTGGCAAATAGTTATTCTGATTGCGGAAAGCATAATGAAGCAATTGAATATTATAAAAAACGTATTAAATTTGGTGGTTGGAATCAAGAAGTTTGGTATAGTTATTATAAATTGGGGCACTGTTATAAAAATATTGGAGATATTTCAAATGCGATTATATCTTGGATGGAAGGTTATGACTATTTACCCGAACGTTTAGAAGGGTTATACCAGATAATTATGCATTATAGAATTATATCAAAACATAAATTAGCTTTACTTTTTTATGAGTTAGCAATCAAAATAATACAAAAAAATCATAACATTGATGGATATTTATTTTTACACAAGGACGTGTATTCATATAAAATCTACTATGAATATAGTATTATTGCTTCGTGGCTTGGAATTAAAAATATAAATAATGAAGTAAATATTATATTAAATAATTGTACAGACTATAATATTATTAGTAATGTATTCAGTAATATGAAATTTTATAAGGATATATTAGTTCCTACTAGTGTAGTTAAAATGGACGATAAAATTCTTCTATTACTTCGTGATGAAAAAGTATTATTTAATTCATCGTCAAGTTGTTTAATACATAATGAAAATAAAGATGGATATCTTTTAAATGTAAGATATGTTAATTATTATATAACAGAAAATGGATCTTATATCAATTGTGAAAAACATATTGTGACTGTGAACAAATATTTTGAATTAGATATTAATTTGAATATTGTTAAAGAAAAATTATTTGATTTGAATTTTGTAGATAAAAGATACATTGGGGTGGAAGATATTAAAATATTTAATGATTTAAATGAAAACAAGATAAAATTTATTGGAACTGGATTACATAACAATTATAAGATTGGAATCGTTAGTGGCGACTATGATATAAATCAAGATATTTTAGCAACTCATGAATTAACTACTGATTTTTCAAATTCGGATTGTGAAAAGAATTGGGTTTTTGTTGACTTTAAAAATGAAACCCATGTTATTTATAAATGGCATCCATTACAAATTTGTAAACTAGATAAACAAAATAAACAAATTTCCAATGTTGAAACAAGAAATATGCCTAGAATTTTTTCTCATATTCGTGGTTCATCATGTGGTTTTACTTATAATAATGATAATTCTAGTGAAATTTGGTTTGTAGTTCATTTAGTTTCTTATGAAAGTCCACGTCATTATTATCATATGATAGTGGTTTTTGATTCTATGTTGAATTTATTACGATATTCTGCACCTTTTAAATTTGAAGGTGAATCAATTGAATATTGTTTAAGTTTAGTAGTAGAAGATGAAAGAGTGTTACTAAATTATAGTACATGGGATAGAACTACACGAATAGGAATTTATGATAAAAAATATATAGATTCTATCACAAAGTATACTGTTTAAAAAGTTTAAAAGTTTAAAAATAAATTTATTTTATTAAAATTAATTTATTTTATTTTATTTTATTTTAGATCCATTTATAAGGTCCTGTACCTTTTACATTCGTTGTAGCTTTTAATGGTTCTACCTCAATATTACATCTTTTTCCATGAACTAACCAATAAAATTTACCATTATTACCATAAACCGTAAATTTATTATCTACTACTTCCGAAGTATATAATATTTCTTTATTTTTTTCACCTGAGAAAATGGGTGTAATTTGAACTGTAAAATCACTAGCTAATATGTTGACATATTTTGGAAGCATTACTGTAACACATTGATTATTTGTGATTTCTGATTTTCCTCTATAGTAGACACCACCTTCTGGTCCTTCTAGACATGCATGAACTAAATATTTTTCTGGATTCATTGGATGATCTATGACGAATGTTTTTGTACCAAGATAATAATAATACTTTTGCTCAGCACTATTATATGTAACAGCACCAATACTTTCTGCAGATCCAGTTCCTGTTGGCACTGGAAAACTTCCTGTTGGACCTGTATTACCAGTTGGTCCTGTTTCACCAGTATTACCTGTATTTCCTGTAGCACCTGTTTCTCCAGTGTTGCCTGTTACACCAGTTGCTCCTGTATTACCTGTTGGACCTGTTGGTCCTGTATTTCCTGTGTCTCCAGTAGCACCTGTATTTCCTGTGTTTCCTGTTGGTCCTGTGTTTCCTGTTGGTCCTGTATCACCTGTCACACCAGTAGCACCTGTATTTCCTGTGACACCAGTAGCACCTGTTGGACCAGTATTTCCTGTATTTCCTGTTGCTCCTGTATTTCCTTGAGGACCTGATAAAACAATATTACTGGTTGTTATCCAAGATATTGTATTTGAACTACCTGATGAATATCTTACAGTAATAGTATATGTTGGAGAAGAATATGTGACAGGACTATCAACAAATACATATCCTGGAGCTGTACTATATATATATAAGAAAGCTCCGTTAGACAAATAAGATGCTAATGGATTTTCAGTAGTGATTGTAGAAGTGATTCCATTATTAGTAACTGATCCACTTTGAGATGGAACAAATGTTAATATTCCTCCAGGAGAACCTGTATTTCCTGTAACTCCTGTAGGTCCTGTTGCTCCAGTATTTCCAGTTGGGCCGGTGTTTCCTGTATTTCCTGTAACTCCGGTTGCACCTGTTGCTCCAGTATTTCCAGTTGGACCTGTATCACCTGTTGCTCCAGTATTTCCAGTTGCACCTGTGTTTCCTGTATTTCCTGTTGCTCCAGTATTTCCAGTTGGACCTGTGTTTCCTGTATTTCCTGTAACTCCGGTTGCACCTGTTGCTCCAGTATTTCCAGTTGGACCTGTATCACCTGTTTGACCAGTATTTCCTGTAACTCCTGTTGCACCTGTATTTCCTGTAACTCCTGTTGCACCTGTATTTCCTGTATTTCCTGTATCACCCGTAACTCCAGTAGCACCTGTATTTCCTGTAACACCAGTAGCACCTGTTGGTCCTGTATTTCCTGTAACTCCTGTTGCACCTGTATTTCCTGTATTTCCAGTATAACCTGTTGTACCTGTGTTTCCAGTAACTCCTGTTGCACCTGTATTTCCTTGAGGACCTGATAAAACAATATTACTGGTTGTTATCCAAGATATTGTATTTGAACTACCGGATGAATATCTTACAGTAATAGTATATGTTGGAGAAGAATATGTAACAGGACTATCAACAAATACATATCCTGGAGTTGTACTATATATGTATAAGAAAGCTCCGTTAGACAAATAAGATGCTAAGGGGTTTTCAGTAGTGATTGTGGAAGTGAGTCCATTATTAGTAACTGATCCACTTTGAGATGGAACAAATGTTAATATTCCTCCAGGAGAACCTGTATTTCCTGTTACTCCCGTAGGTCCTGTGTTTCCAGTGTTACCTGTAGGTCCAGTGTTTCCAGTGTTACCTGTTACTCCCGTAGATCCTGTATTTCCTGTTGGACCTGTTTCACCTGTATTTCCTGTTACTCCCGTAGATCCTGTATTTCCTGTTGCTCCAGTATTTCCAGTTGGTCCGGTGTTTCCTGTATTTCCTGTAACTCCTGTTGCACCTGTTGCTCCAGTATTTCCAGTTGGACCTGTATCACCTGTTGGACCTGTATTACCTGTTGGTCCTGTATTTCCTGTGACTCCTGTAGGTCCAGTGTTTCCTGTATTTCCTGTATTTCCTGTTGGCCCTGTGTTACCTGTAGGACCTTGAGGACCACATAAAAGAATTGAACTAGTAATTACCCATTCTATAGCATCATTATTTGGACTTGATATATAAGTTACAGGAATATTATATACACCACTATCTTCAGTTGGTGGTGAATTAACTAGCAAATAACCTGAAGAGGTACTATTAACAAATAATATGGATCCAGTTGTTAAATTAGTATAAGCTAATATTTGTCTTGTTTCAAGGTTACCATTACCACCATTGGTAACATTACTAGCATTACTAGGATTAAAAATTAATAATCCTCCTTGAGGACCTGTATTTCCTGTTACTCCCGTAGGTCCTGTGTTTCCTGTATATCCAGTAGGACCTGTGTTTCCAGTGTTACCTGTTACTCCAGTTGCTCCTGTGTTTCCTGTGTTACCTGTTGGTCCAGTGTTACCTGTTGGACCTGTTTCACCTGTATTTCCTGTTACTCCCGTAGATCCTGTATTTCCTGTATTACCTGTTGGACCT